GATAGTGTTAGATATCATATAAGAGCAGGATACAATCTAAACAACATAGATGGTATAATTGCTTCTATAGATTTCCCGGATCAAAATGGAAAATATGTAACAATGTCTCAGGTTCTTATTAGAAAAGGAACAAATCAAGAATATGAATTTAGTCCTAGCCCTATATCCATCGGTTCTGCTATATACGATAAGTATTTAGAAATTAAGATACCGAATCTTAAGGACATGAATGATAAATATCTTGTTGCTTCGGATTTCTTTAAACCCAGCACTTTAGCTGGGCTGATAAGCCAGAGCGGAACAGGGTTTATATACGGAGCTCCTTTAAGGGTTTCTTTAAATGAGGTTCAAAATATAAATACCTATAATGGGTACGAAAGGTATAATACTGCTAATTTAGCTCTTCTTTCTTTAGAACAAGAAGATCCTTTTTCTAACATAGGAGCTATTATAAAAGAATCAGACCAAGGACAATTTTTTGAGTACTTTGCTACCGACAACGAAGGATTTATAGAAGATTTTATACTTTTTCAAAATTCAATAGGTAATAGTTATTTTATTTCGCATCAAATACAGATAATCGAACAAATAGGAGCTTCTTTTATAGAAACCTCTAGATTTGAAAGTATACAGACAACTGCATATGATGTTCCCAATTATTATAGACCCATAGTTAGAAATGCTGGTGTAGCTGCAAGTTTTACTCTTAGGTACACTATGTCTTTAGTTAACAATAAAGATCAATCTAGGGTTATAAGAATAGGAACATATACATCTTCTAATCCTTCTGAATGGGGAATTAATATATCGCCTATACAGCTTTCTAATTTTCCTCAGGTACAGAAAATTTACAATAGAATATACGGTCAAGGGGTAGTTCAACAGGGAACTAAAAGCTTGCCAGTTAAAATTCTCGAAAGAACTAAATACATTAATAGCATACTCCAGCAGAATTATGTAACTACGGTATTTAGTAATATAACAATTCCTAATGAAAATAAATCTACTACAGGGAGTTCTGAGGTAGTAGCTTTAGGATCGGGGAAATTAACGGTATCAGTTTCTCCTTTTGATAACTTATATAAATTTAAATTTATAAAATCGGGACCTGATGGATCTGCAACTGATGTAGACCTAACCTCTTTTGGGATAATTAGAATATCTTTTTTGGAAGAAAAAGGAGAAAAATTAAACATAAAATCGTTTACCGATAATACCATTGCAAATCCAGCTAAAGGAGAGATTTTATTTAAAGTCGATGAATCTAATTCTTATAAGATATTAAATCTTAAAGACAGAAGATTCTTTATAACTTCAGGAACTGAGGATCCAGATCCTTCTAAATCATTAGCCCCAGAGAAAGCTATAGCCTCTATGGCTAAACCGATAAAAACTTCCCTTAAAAAAGGGATAAAAGGGATAATACTAGAAAGATCAAATGCACTGAACTCTGTAAAAAAATTAGCAGATCCTGCTAATACCTTCCAAGCAAATGTTATATACTGGGGATATTGGAAACCAGAAGGAGAAAAAGATGTTGTTGAAGTATTAACTCCTTCGCCTAGACTAGGAACAGAAAGTTCCCCTGTTATAAAAAGACCTATTCTCGGACCTCCTAAATCTCCAAAGAGACCTTCTGTTAATACATTAACCCCCGCTTCTATATCGAATCTAGGAGCTACAGGGGGAACACCAACCACCCAAACGGTTACGGATCTTTCGGCATTAACAGGAGTACCTTTAGATAATTCTATAGTTACGGGAATAAAATCTATATTTGCTGAAGCACCACCAGAGAATGGGGATTTATCCCCATATGTAAATGGTCTTATTGATCTTTATGTCAAGTATCCCCAAGTATCCAAAAGTAAATTTTTAGGATTGTATGATAAAGCTACATATAGTATATCAAATTATTCACCTACGTATATAGATTCGATTAAGTCGAAACTTGTCAATAATATAAATTGATAAAATATGATTTTAAATCCAAGAGGAAATAGCTTTTATTTTAACTTCCCTAGAGGATTTTTCCCCCAGAGAGTAACTGAGAAGTATTTACCATATATAAAGAAACAACCAATACCATTTGATACAGTTGATCAGTATATAAATAGTACAATACAATCGGTTTCATTTCCCAGCTTAACCCTGGATTCTGTTGAACAAGTAAGAAAATTAGGTAAAAAGATATCTTATAAAGGGTCTAATCCTGTCCAGGATTTATTTAGTAAAGAATTCTCTATTACCATGAAAATGACTGACGGTTTTATTAGTTATTGGCTAATGCTGGATACGATATTAGATTTTATTAATTTTGCAAACCCAGAAGTATTCTTAATGAATCTTCCTCTTAGGATAATGGACAATCAAGGGGATATTGTTTCTTCGGTTATATTTCAAGAAGTTCTTTTTACTTCTTTTGGGGAAATTGAATTAAACTACACCTCAAACAATCCGCAATTTTCTCAATTTACTGTTGGGTTTAAATGCAATTACCTAGATATTAAAATGGAAATATAAATAGATATATAGATTAAAATAAATAGAATTATGAAAATATTATTAAGCATCATTACGATTACCCTGTTATTTAGTTGTAGCCCAAGTATAAAAAAAGAAACCCCAGAAGATATTAAATTTGATAAGATTGTAAAAATACACGAAGGGTCTTTTGCTTTTTGCGGAGCATCAGCAGCAGTTCCTACTGGCAGAAAAATTATTGTACAGGGGGTTGAGTTTTATGAAGGATGTGCAATATGTCCTGTATTATCAGGGCCATCTATTTCTAGCTTAGCAATGGAAGGTGTTAGTGAAACTTACGGAAAATTCAATGTAAATGATAACTTTCAAAGCCCGGACGGAACACCCAACACAGTATGGTCTTTATTCTGGTACTATGATCCTTCAACAACTATCCCCCAATTTAATCCAGCAACTAAAGAATGGGAATTATTACCTCCAGTAAATAGATCGTTTGTGATTAATTTAGATTCTCCAAGTACAAGCGAGAGCAATATGTTTGCAATGCCAGGAATTATTTTTGATACAACATCTACAGGTATTATATTGGCAAAAGTTTATGGCCCACTTAATGAAGCAGCAGTTCCATTACGTAAAGCAGTCCCTGTTAAAAATGGACAGACCTCAATAACTGCAGCTAAAGAAGGATTTCCTTACCCTGTGGGAACACCAGTTCCTGTTTCTGAGTTCAGTAAAAATCTCCAAAGTAAGGAAGCAAATAAAAAAAATTAAATAAATAATAAAAAGTAGAATAAATAAAAATAAATAAAAATATGAAAACATTTACGGAATTAAAGGAAATTAATGAAATGAAGTACGGTCAAGCACTTTACAGTGAAAAAGACCAAATGAAAAATGCTTTAATAGCTGCTAGTGGTAACGACCAAAGGGTTCTTAACGATCTAGTAGATTGTCTTTCTGATCAACAGATGAAATCTTGTTTTGACAAGTTATCTAAAGAGTACGGTTACACAGGATCCGTAGGACAAAACGAGCCAGCTGATCTATAATAAAATTTTATGAATTTAGTTGGGATAGATTTTTCGATCAATTCCCCTTCTTTTTGCTGTCTTAAAGACAATAATTACGTCTGGGGATCTTTGACGAGATCAGATAGAACAGAGGATTCCCTTAAAAAGAATTCCAAAAAACCATTCTTCGTTCTAGGGGATATGGAAAATTTAAGATTTATTTTTCTTAATAAAAAAGAACTTCCCTCGGAATATTCCGAAAGGGAAAGAATAAAAATAGAATATTTTTTAGAAATAGTTGATAATCTATGGGAAGCAATTGTTAATGAAATGGGGGATGAACCATTTAGGGTAGCTATGGAAGGTCTTAGCTTTTCCTCTAATGGGAATTCTCTTGTTGATATAGCAATGGCTACTGCTCTACTAAGAGAAAGAATCATCAATAAAATAGGTGTGGAAAATTTTCATGTTTTTTCTCCTACATCAATTAAAAAATTTGCAGTAAAAGGAAATGCCAAAAAGGATGAGCTTTACTATGCTTTAGTTGATTTAAAAGAAGAGGGAACTAATATGAATGAATTGACCCAAGTTCTGGCAGAAAACCGAGAGGAATGGATTACTCCAAAGAAGGTTGTAAATAAGCCAGTAGATGATATAGTAGATGCGACATGGATTCTTTTATTTTTAAAAAATAATTTAAAATAATCGGAAATTTTTTTCTGATATTAGTGTATAATTTGTGTTAATTTAAAAATTTAAAAAAAAGTAATTATGGAAAATTTGGACATCTTCAATTTGAATGCGGATTCTTTGGTAACCAAAGTAAATTTAAAAACTGAAAAAGATTTAGAATTCTATAAGCCTTATCCTGAAACCGGGAAAGACGGGGTTTATAAATCTCTAATTCGTTTCGTACCTAACCCGGTAGATCCGGCTAAATCTAAAATCCACAAGTATTACGTCTACTTGAATGACCCAGTTTCTGGAGAATCATTTTCTGCAGACTGTCCTTCTACTGTGGGTAAAAAATCAATATTAAAAGATCTTTTCTGGAAACTTAAAAATTCTCATTCTGCAGCAGACCAAGAATTAGCTAAGTCTTTCTCTAGAAAAGAAGATTTTTACGCTTTGATTCAAATCGTTCAGGATAAAAACTCTCCTGAATCAGAAGGAAAAATTATGATCTTTAAGTTCGGTAAAAAACTTAATGATATGATCGAAGCACAATTAAAACCAGAATATGGTGATGCTTCAAACCCATTTGACTTATTTAACGGTAGAGAATTTGCACTACAAGTTAGAAAAGTAGGCGAATGGAATAATTATGATCTTTGTTCTTTTGTTGGTAACCCTTCCCCTATTAAACTAGAAGGAATTCCTATGCAGAGAAACGCAGAAGACATGAAAAAAATTACAGAGTACCTTAATAATGGTCCTAAGAATTTAGCTTCTTTTGATTATAAAGATTGGGATGATAATACAACTCAAAGAGTTATGTCTGTAATTAGGAATTCTATTCCTGATGGAAGATTGGTTAATGAGGTTATAGGAGGAGTTGCTTCTGCATCTAGTATGCCATCTAATAATTCTTATAGCTCTCCGGTTCAGTCTTACACACAGCCACAATCTGCTACACCTTCTCAAGGTAATACAAACGAGCAGATTTCTGATTTTAATTCTTTCTATAGCGAAGCATCCAATACGAAGGCATCTTCGGATAACACCGTAGATTCTACTCCTAGTTCATCAGGAGGAATATCTTCGCTAGATGATCTTTATGCAGATCTTTAATAGATAAAAAAATAAATCAAAGGCAGCTTTTTTTAAAGCTGCCTTTTTTATCCCAATTAAAATGGAAGCTTCGAGAATTGAAGAATTAGTTTTTGGCGTTCTAAGTAAAGAATTTCCAGATTATCCGCTAAAACAAAACATATCAAAATCTTTAAATAGATTTAATATATCTTGTCCTTATTGCGGGGATAGCAAAAACCCAAGAAAGAAGAGAGGAAATTTTTATCTTGATACATTAACATATAAGTGTTATAATGGAGGATGCGGTGTATTTAAAGATTCCATTTCTTTCTTTAAAGACTTTGGTCTTTATGGAGCCTTATCAGGGGGAGAGAAAAAAGAAATATCCCAGATACTTGATGAAAATAAGAATAAGAAAAATAATTCTTACGGAAAAATAGATTTATCTTATTTTGTAGATAATGATTTTCAATCTATACTAGTAGATAGAAATGATTTTTGTAAGACATTAAGCCTAGTAAATGTAGAAGATTCTAAAATCATTGTTTATGTTAAAAGAAGGCATCAGAATCCAAACTCTAAATTTGCATGGGATCCTAAGAAAGAAAGATTATTTTTATTCAATCTAACCCCTGACAATAAAATAATGGGCCTTCAAATTAGAAATATGAATTCTATAAAAGGGTCTTCCAAATACCTTACTTATAGACTTAGCGGAATATACACCAAATTGCTGGGTATAAATGACGAAAGAATAATAGAAAAAGCACAGAAAGTAGATCCAATATCTCATGTTTTCGGTATAGGTAATTTAGATTTTGGAAAAGACGTAACCATATTCGAAGGTCCTATGGATTCTTGGTTATGGGGGAATTCCATTGGATTATGCTCTATAGAAAATAGGGTCCCTTTTGGTATTAATAATATAAGATACTGGTATGATTGGGATCCGGCAGGAATAAGTAAATCAATGGAACTTTTAGGAGAAGGAAAAACGGTATTCAACTGGGGAAAATTCCTAGAAGAACACGAGATAACAAAAAATAAAAAATGGGATTTAAATGATTTAGTAATACATTTAAGATCCTCAGGAAAAAAAATAAAAAGATTCGATAATTATTTCACTAAAGATGTACTTGACCTTAGATATTTTGTTAGATAAAGATCCTTCTATAATAGAGGATAAAACTAGTTCTTGGGAGAATGAGCTCAGAGATGATGCAATTCCTAAATTAAAATTCCCACTTACACTTAAAGAAGATCCTTTGAAAGGAGAAACCTTAGAGTTTAAAGAACCTATAATAAAAGAACCCAAACCAAGGGAGAAGGATTTAGATAAATCCTGCAGAATTGTGGAAATGGGGAAAAACAAAAAAAACAAAAAAAACTTATTTTAAATGTCCGACGAAAAAGTAGATTTCAGAAAAATATTCGAACAAGAAAGAGGAGAATGGAGAGAAAAGATCCAAGTGATCTCTTTACAGCTAAAAGATATCAGAACAGTAGCAAATGCTCAAGTAGATCTTTTTAGCCAAAGACAAATTCTTTTGGAATATAGTTATAAGCTAGCTTCCATTATAGCTAAACTTAATTCTAGATATAGAACCGAAAGAAATAAAAAGACTAAAGATTATTCAGAAAATAGTAATTTCAGATACGGAGCAAATGAAATAAAAAACCTAGTAGAAGGGGATCTTTCTGAGATAGTCGAAAAATTAGAATTGGTAGAAAGCCATAGAAAATTTATAGATCAAACCGTTCAAACGGTAGATCACATGTTATATGGTATAAAAAGCAGGATTTCTCTCGAGGACTATTTAAGAGGTTCTACCATTAAATAATATATAATCTATGGTTATATATAAAATTACCAATACTATAAACAAAAAAATCTATATAGGACAATCTAAATATGATAACCCTAAATATTTAGGTAGTGGGGTCTATATAATAAAATCAGTTAAAAAATACGGAAAGGAAAATTTTGGAAGGGAAGTATTGGAAGTATGTGATAATCAGAAATTAGCTGACGAGAGAGAAAAATTTTGGATAAAGGAACTGAGATCACAGGAGAATAAAATAGGCTATAACGTAGCATCAGGAGGTAGTTCATACATAATGAACAAAGATATAGCTAAAAAAATATCGGAAATACTAAAAGGAAAATATGTAGGAAAGAATTCTTTTCGCTACGGGATTAAATTAACGGAAGAGCATAAAAAATGCATTTCCGAAGCTAATAGGGGGAAAGTTTTTAGCGAAGAAACTAGAAAAAAAATGTCAGATTCTAGAAAAGGTATAATTATTTCGGAAGAATCTAGAAAAAAATGTCGGATTCCCATAAATTAAAAAAGCTAACTATCGATCATAAAAAAAATATAGGCAAAGGATTAATCGGAAGAGTTCTAGGAGAAAAGACCAAAAAAATACTTAGCGAAAAAAATAAAAATAAAACCCAAAAAAATTCTTTAATAGTCCATGCTACTAGCATAGATAAAAAAAATCTTATGATTTTTTCAAATTCTTGTGAAGCTTCAAGGTATTTTGACTGTACCAGACAGAGGATAAAACTCAATAATGTTCCTGGCTGGGATATAAAAATTTATAAAAAAGGACAATGCTAAAATTTCAAATATCAGAAGATGAACAATGGATGATTCTTCTGGAACACGAAGACGAAGTAGAAAAAAAACAAATAGAAATATCTTTAACCAAAAAGATTCACAATTTCTATTTTCATCCGTTAGTTCGAAAAAAACTCTGGACAGGGGATATATGCTTCATAGAGAAAAAAGGAGGACTATGGAAAATACCCATTGGTCTTTGGAGAGAGATCCTACAGATAGGCGAAGAATATTCCATAAAGATGGAAATAATAGGACTGGATAAAATAGTTTTAAAGGACTTAACCCTAGAAGATTTTACTAAATGGATTAATGATTTCTTTGAAGGAGGAATAGGAGGAGATCCAGAAGTTATGCCAAGGGATTATCAGATAGAAGCAGCTTGGAAGATAATCAAATATAGGTACTCTGTAAGCGAGGTTGCAACCTCTAGTGGTAAAACCTTAATCTCCTTTATGATAGTTGCTTATCTCAAATCTATGGGGCTAATACGCAAGTATCTCATGATAGTACCTAGCACGAATCTAGTTTTTCAGGGAACAGATGACTTTATAGACTATGGACTTGATAAATTAGAAGGATCCAGAATACAACAAATAGGAGGAGGAAGTAAGCTTAGAGGAGATTGCGATATAATCATAGGAACATTCCAATCATTAGTTAAAAAGGACGAGGAATTTTTTGAAGATATAGATGCTGTTTTTATTGATGAAGCTCACCATACAAATTCGATGTCTATTAAGAAAATAGTTTCGAAGTGTATGCATTCTAAATGGAGATATGGGCTAACGGGAACTTTAACTAAAAGGGGGACTGCAGATCATTTAACTATTCAGCAATTTCTAGGCCCTTTGATTATGGAGATATCCCCTAATTTCTTATTCCAAAATAATTATGCTACCCCGGTTGCTATAAAGATTGTTATAATGGATTGGCTAGATCCGGAATACAAAGAAAAACTTTCTGATTTAAAAATGAACACCAATAACCTAGAAGGAAATGATGTTTATAATCTAGAAAGAAAGCTAGTAATTGAAAGTAAATT